TTCCTAGACTCGAGAGGGATACGAATAACGCCATCTCGAAATTCGTCTCTACGGTCACGCCCCATCTCATATGTGGCAAGAGCCTGTACAGACTGATTATACATTTTATCGTAGTATTGTATCATATCCGCTGGACCTTTCAAGTATCCAAGTGCTTCTAAAATACAACCATACAACAGCACGTTTGGAGCGTTCTGACTTATCCAAGTTGATGTATTCGTACTTGTTAAACCAGGAGGCTTATACGTGTATGCGAGCTCTACAGTTAATGCAGCGTTCGGGGTTGGCGCTAGATAGTGTGTATCTTGGTCCCAGTCGGCATAATATTTAGGCGTTCCAGCACCTGCAGATGTTCTATCTGGTGCGTATTCATTCATAAACGAAATATCTTTTTGTATCAAGAAAGTTCTATCATCATTAGCATCTATTAACTGAATATATCTCGTTGCTTCCCAATCAGAAGGAAGTGGTAAAAAAGCGTTATTAACTGTTAACACTGCAGTATCATATTTTCTATAATAATTTAAGTCTACTGTCCTTCTAATTTTATCTTCAACAGATTCAATAAAAGGTTGAATAACTGTATTAGAAAGAACATTTGTGCTCGTTTCTGTATAATTTCTTACATTATCTGTTAAATCTGAATAATCGGTCATGATGCACTTACTGTAACATTACCTACGGCAGATATCAACCTTGTAGGTTTATTTGGTTGTTGTAGACTCAAAGGCATCATGCTCTTTTGAGTAGAGGCATAAGATACTCCATTTGCATAGTAATTAGTAACTGGCATATCAAGTGTTTGAAACTCATTTACAGTTGTACCAAAACCAACACTGTCATAAGCAGCATCACCAGTTGAAGGTTTTACTACTGTCCTTCCAGAGTTTATAGGACCAGTGTCACCTCCTACAAAAACTCTCGAATTAGCGATTTGAGGTCTTGCATGTTGTAAAGATTGTGGGTCTGTTACAATTGGCAATGGTTCTAATTGAGGTTGTTTAGGTTCAAACTCACTAATGTGTACCCATGAACCAGTCCATTCTTGAACCATTTCGTTATAAGGAAAAGCCATACCAGATCTGTCTGATATTCTTTTAGCAAACTTACCAGACGCATATTTTCCCATAATTAACTTCCAGGTAAATAAGTTTTAGGAGTTAAAAATAAACTTGTTCTTTCACCATCTTGATCAGCTGCTCTTTGAAACTCATCTTCATAAATTTGTTTTAATAATTGGATTCTATCTGGCGCTTTTTTCATAGCTATGTAATAAGCTAATCCAGCAGTCATACATGGAAGAAAACGAAAAGGAATCTCAGCATTATTGGTGTAAGCGCCCGCATCTTTCATCCGAAGAAGAGCATAATATTTTAGAGTGTACGTTGTATCAGCTGCAGGATATAGATATAGTTTTGGGTTTATCGTACGTTCAAAATAGTATTGACTTGGTCTTCCGCTGGTCGTTTTAACAGTATAATTAAAATATGTTGATCTACTAATTGATGTTGCAGAATAATCATTATTACTACTATCTGATATAACGACATCTGTAATATCAATTATTTCTTGAGCAGCATTAGCACCTGAGCCAAATAAATCTGAACCAGATAAATTTGTGGTGTTTGCTGCAATAGTTTTTTCTTGTAATTGTATAGTCCAAAGATTTAATCCTCTGTTAGCCCATTCAGCTAATAAAAGATTAAGAGAACGTCGTGCGGTTTTTAAGTCGTATCCACTACGTACTTGTAAACCGCAACGTTCAAATGCCTCTTCTGCTATATCATCTATAGATAAATCGAAGGTTGCTGTTGAAGCGTAAGTTGGCATTACTTACTTCTTTTTCTTTTTCTTTTTAGAAACTTTTTTCTTTTTGCCTTTCATCATGCCTCCACCACGCATTTTGATTGGAACCATTCCGCCGCCTCTCATTTTTGCACTTTTTTTAACTTTCATAATTACCTCCGAATATTCGTTTATAAGTTTTTTGTCTTGATACCACAACGTCTTGATAGTACCCAGTTGGCCATTTTTTATAATAACCAATTCTGTGCAGTTTATCAGAAGCTTCTTGTAATTGCGAGAACTTTTGTATGAGCATCATTGAATATTCTAAATCACTTTCTACAATAGGGGTACTCCCATTAGGAGTGACCAAGAATTCTTGCTCCTCCTCGTTGGCTGGATTGAGGGGATGAAAACCCATAAAAAATATATTCTTTTTATTATACCAATCATTATAGTCATCTATAATGCCTTGAAATTCATCTAATGTATAGTTAAAATAAGGATCACAAAAAATTAATATTTCATGCACATTAAAGTCTAATTGTTTCAAATGTGTATTTAATTCTGATTTGTATTGTTTAAATTTTCTTTTAGTTTCAATAATAACTTTATTATCATTCCATGATTTCTTTGCAAATGGACATGCAGGGAACCCACCTAAATGTTTATTAGGTATTTCTAAAAATTCTTCTGACCACTTACGTACGTCTTTTTTTATTTTTCTTTGTAAATGTTGCGACATTAGTTGGTTTGCCACCAGGATTACCGGCAGCTCTCTTTCTGCTGACAGCACTCGCCTTTTGCGATTTTGTCATTCGTGTGGCTTTTGCAAGTGGAACGCATTTTGGATATTTTCTCTTGCTCCCCTTTTTTCTTCCACATGGTTGATATTTTCCGTTCTTCTTCGGAGCTCCAATATCTACCCATTTTTCTTTCACCCATGCTCTTAATCCTTTCTTAGCCATTATCTATATTTTGTTTTTTTGCGTTTTTTTTCTTTTATTGCACCGCAACCTCTTGCTATTCCACCTTTATTAAATTGTGAAACTTTTTTTCTTTGTTGTGAAATTTTATTTGACTCAATCATTCCGCCATCAGCTTTTTTCTTTGGTTTCTTTTTTCCACCAGGTGTTACTTTTCCAGAACAAACAGCACTTGCATACATGTTAGCATATGCACTTGGATAAACTTTAAATTTTCTTTTAGCTGCTGCTTTACCTCTAGGACACAATTTACCCATTAGCCTTGACCTCTGTATTTGACATATTGACGTCTTTTGTTTTTATTCTTCGGCCTTGTGCGTGAAGAACGCCCTATGCTAGTCCTTTTTTTGACTGGTGTAAAGTATTGATTGTTTGGTAATTTTATCGCCATATTTTATAAATAAGTAATAGCACCCATAACCCATAAAGTTCCAAAGATTATATATGCTATAGTTACTGGTTCCATTAATCCCACTTCGCTTTTGCACGAAGCGCCCATCTTTCAAATGCTTCTGCATCTATGTCTTTTTTTATCATCGTAGCATTTTCTGGTATTTCATTATAAAGAGCAATGACTTCGCCGTCTTCTATATGTACAATGCCTGGTCCACAAAAAGCATCCTTGTCATATCCTGTATTTTTCTTTTTAAGTAATCTTACTTCTTTCATACATTTAGATAATGACTCCATAGGAATATACTGTGTCATTTGATTTGCTTGATCATTCATATTACCAAAAACAAACATAAGGATTACGCTAATGACTTCCATTTGCCCTCACTTTATCCTCTAGCTTTTCTGTATCTGCAATTAATTTTTCAATATCTTGTTGTGCTCTTTTTATGTTTACGGTATTGCTCATCATTCCCTCCATTTCTTCTTGCATAGCTTCAATTTGAGTTGCCATAAATTCAATTAACATGTCCTGCTGACTATCAGCTGGCAAATTTCCCATTTCACCCCTAGGCCATTTAATTCTAAACTCTGTATTTTTCTCGACGTCAGATAACATTAACTTACCTTGTGTTTCAATATTATTTAAACGTTCTATCACACCGAAGTAAGCCCACACACCCAGAGCTGTAGCTCCAAGTATACTAAGAAGATTTCTCATAGGCATACTTACACTTGTATTGTCCGATATTTTCATATTACCCTCCTAAAGGATTTTCTAATGCTCTTTTAATCCTTTTATCTATTTTTTCTTCTAATTCTTTTTGTGCTTGTTTTATTCTATCTTCTAATTTTTTCATATCATTTTCTAAAGTATCAATTGTAGATTTTAAATCTTTAGCATTATCTCTAGAATCTTCTTTTACTTGTTGTTCAACATC